CAAAGCGCTTGAGATTCTCGAAAACAACCTTGTGTTGACCCGTAACGTGAACCGTCAGTACGACGACAGCTTTGCTGTTGAAGGTGCCAAGATTGGTTCGACCCTGCGTATTCGCCTGCCTGATCGCGCTTTGGTGACTGACGGCGCCGCCTTGCAAGTTCAAGACGACAACGAACAGTTCACCACCTTGACCGTGGCCAGCCAAAAGCACATTGGTGTCAACTTCACATCTGCTGAATTGACCATGCAATTGGATGACTTCGCAGAGCGCGTGTTGAAGCCTCGTATCAGCCAGTTGGCCAGTTCCATCGACGCCGACGTCGCCAATGCTTACAAGAGCATCGGTAACACCGTGGGCACCCCTGGCACCACTCCTTCGACTTCTTTGGTGCTGTTGCAAGCCCAGCAGAAGCTGAACGAGAACGCCGCTGTGATGAGCCCCCGTTATGCCACCGTCAACCCCGCCGCTAACGCTGGTTTGGTCGAAGGCATGAAAGGTCTGTTCAACCCCACCGATACCATCAGCCGCCAATTCAAGAACGGCATGATGGGCATGGGTGTGTTGGGCTTTGACGAGATCAACATGTCTCAGTCGATCAAGCAGCATTCCACTGGCACCCGCGCCGCTACCGGCACCGTCACTGCTGCCGCCGTGACCGCTGAAGGTTCTGCGACGTTGACGTTGACTGTTGGCTCTGGTGAAACCATTGCCGTTGGTGACGTGTTTACCATTGCTGACTGCTACGCCGTAAACCCACAGACCCGTGAGTCCACCGGCTCGCTGTTCCAGTTCGTGGCCTTGGCGTCTTCAACCAACACCACCACTGCTACCGTAACCGTGGCCCCGATGTACTCGGCCAGCCATGCTTTGGCTACCATGCTGACTTTGCCTGGTAACAACAAAGCTGTGGTGTTTGTGGGTGCTGCTTCAACTCAGTACCCCCAGAACTTGGTCTACCACAAGGACGCCATCACGTTCGCTACCGCTGACTTGTTGTTGCCCCAGGGCGTAGACATGGCCGCGCGTGCCGTTCACAATGGCATCAGCTTGCGTGTGGTTCGCCAGTACGACATCAACAACGACCGTATGCCTTGCCGTATCGACGTGTTGTATGGCTTCTCCACCATTCGTCCTCAGATGGCCTGCCGCATTTGGGGTTGATCTTGAATGCCCCTTCGGGGGCTTCATTTCGTAACTTTTTTAAAGGAAATTATCATGGCATTACCTAATGGCGCAGGCGGTTACCAAGTTGGTGACGGCAATCTGACTGAAGCTCAACTCACCGTACAAACCATCCCCGCAACTTTGACCGGCGACACCACTTTGACCGCCGCTCAAGTGGCGGTTGGTTTGGTTGTGTGTAACAAAGGCAGCGATGCCACATTGACCGTAACGTTGCCCACAGCAACGTTGCTTGATGCCGCTGTTCCTAGCGCAAAAGTTGGTTCAGCTTTTGAATTGACCATTTGCAACAACAACAACACCGGCTCATCGTCTACCGTTCCTGTTACCACAGGCACTGGTATTACGATCTTTGGCTCTGTGACTGTCCCACGTTTTGGTGCGCACACGTACCGTTTCGTGCGTACTGGTGACGCAGCCTATTCGGCGTTTTTGAAGTAAACCTCGTTTTTGAAGTAAACCTAATGGGGGCTTCGGCCCCTGTTTTTAAGGAACAATCATGCCTACAAACACTAAACCTGTTGGTGTTGCGTACGAAGACCCGCAACTTGACGGTGCAATCATTGGCACTGCCGGCGGCACTGCTGGCTTTTATGGCACTACGCCTGTTGCCCAAGCTGCTGCCATCACAGCCGTCACCAATACCGCCACCGGTACTGAACTGGCGACTGCAATTAACGCGCTTCGTGTGGCGTTGAAAAACATTGGTATAACTGCCTAAACCAACCAGGGGGCTAATCACCCCCTTCTTTTTATGCCCATCATTTACATGTCTCACCCCGTCCACGGCGCAAAGATTGCATCGATGGAACTTGAAGCCGAGAACGATGAAAGAAATGGCTGGACACGCTATACTCTTGACACGCCGATTGTTGTTGAAGAGGCGGCTCCACAGGAAGTAAAACGTAGACGTGGCCGCCCGGCTGTTGAGGCGGTCGAACAAGGAGCGTAAATATGGCGACCTACACCGCTGCCGATCAGATCAACCGGGCGCTGCGGCTGCTGGGTGTGCTGGCCGAAGGTGAAACCCCTTCTGCATCGGTGTCTCAAGACGCTTTAATGGCGCTCAACCAGATGATTGACTCTTGGAACACCGAGCGTCTGTCTGTCTTTTGCACCATCGACCAGATCGTCAATTGGCCGGTTGGTTCAATTGAAGAAACCCTTGGCCCCACTGGTTCCTTGGTGCGCCTAAACGGCACTGCCGTGCGGCCTGTTTTGGTGGACGACGCCACCTATTTTAAAGACCCCGGCACTGGGGTGTCGTATGGCATTAAGCTGATCAATCAGCAGCAGTACAACGGCATTGCGGTCAAGACCGTGACCTCAACCTTTCCCCAAGTCATGTTTGTCAACATGACCTACCCAGACGTTACGATCAACATCTACCCGCGCCCCACACGTTTGCTGGAGTTCCACTTTGTCAGCGTGCAAGAGTTAAGTCAGCCAGCCAATTTGGCAACCGACATTTTGTTCCCGCCTGGATATTTACGGGCTTTTGTGTACAACTTGGCCATGGAGTTTGCGCCTGAGTTTGGCGTTGAGCCCAGCCCCCAGGTACAGCGCATCGCCATGACCAGCAAGCGCAACTTGAAGCGCATCAACAATCCTGATGACATCATGTCTATGCCGTATTCGTTGATTGCGACTCGCCAGCGCTTTAACATCTACGCCGGCAATTACTGATGAAGACGCCTATCCTTGGCTCGACCTACGTAACCCGCAGTGTCAACGCTGCAGATGCCCGCATGGTCAATCTGTTTCCAGAAGTCATACCCGAAGGCGGCAAAGAGCCTGCATTCTTGCAACGCTGCCCAGGGTTGACGCTTTTATCAACAATGGGCGATGGCCCTATTCGCGGGCTGTGGGCGTTCTCGCCCAACGACGGTGTCGGCTTTGTAATATCAGGCAATCAGCTTTTTAAGATCAACAACGCTTACGTGCCCACGCTGATTGGCACCGTGGCGGGCACTGGGCCGGTCAGCATGGCCGACAACGGCACGCAACTGTTCATCGCCGCCAACGGCCCCAGCTACATCTACAACAACACTACCAACGCCTTTGGCCAGATCACTGACCCCGATTTCCCCGGCGCGGTGACTGTCTGCTATCTGGACGGCTATTTCGTGTTCAACGAGCCCAACAGCCAAAAAATGTGGGTCACAACCCTTTTGGATGGCACGTCCATCGACCCGCTTGAGTTTGCCAGCACCGAAGGGTCGCCTGATGGCTTGCTGGCCGTGGTGTCCAACTTCCGCGAAGTCTGGGCCTTTGGCACAAACAGCATTGAAGTCTGGTACGACTCAGGCGCCACCGACTTCCCTCTGCAACGCATCCAAGGCGCGTTTAACGAGCTTGGTTGCGCTGCCCCCTACTCCATCGCCAAGATGGACAACGGCCTTTTTTGGCTGGGCCGGGATCGCCGGGGCCAAGGCATAGTCTACCGGGCCAACGGTTACCAAGGCCAGCGCATCTCGACCCATGCGGTTGAATGGCAAATTCAGCAGTACAGTGACATGTCGGACGCCATTGCATACACTTATCAACAGGATGGTCACAGCTTTTACGTGCTGATTTTCCCCACGGCCAACACCACTTGGGTGTACGACGCGGCCACCCAAGCCTGGCACGAACGGGCCGGCTTTGTTGATGGCGCGTTTACCCGGCACCGCAGCAACTGCCAGATGGCGTTCAACAACGAGGTTGTTGTTGGCGACTTTGAAAACGGCAACATCTACGCATTTGACCTTGACGTGTACGCCGACAATGGACAGATTCAGAAATGGCTGCGCACATGGCGGGCGCTGCCTACAGGTCAAAACAACTTAAAACGCACGTCTCATCACAGCCTGCAATTAGACTGTGAGACAGGCGTTGGCTTGAATCTAGGCCAAGGCTCGTACCCCGAAGTCATGCTGCGTTGGTCAGACGACGGCGGGCACACTTGGTCAAACGAGCATTGGTCACCACTTGGCAGAATTGGCGCGTATGGTCACAGGACGTTTTGGCGGCGGCTGGGCATGACGCTCAAGCTGCGGGACCGCGTCTATGAGCTGTCCATGACTGATCCGGTCAAAATGGCCATCATGGGGGCCGAGTTAATCATTAGCCCGACCAATGCCTAGCCCCAACGCAAACCCAACGCCCATCACACCCCCCAGGGTGCCGTTAATTGACCCACGCACCGGGTTGATTGACCGAGCGTGGTACTTGTTCTTTTTGTCGCTCAATGAAGTTGCCACGGGGGTTATTGACGATTCGGGGCTTACGTTTAGTTCCGAGTCGCTGCTTGCGTCCTATGACGCCGCGCTTCGTGCGGTCAATCAAGAGTTGCAGACGCTGCCGCCTGCAATTGACTATTCAGAAGATATCCTCAAGATCAGGCATGAAGGCGATTTACAGCCGTCGGCTGAAGTGGGCGAGTTGCAAGCGCTGATCAACCAAGTGCGTCAGCAACTTGAAACGCTGCCACGTCAAGATTTAGGCACGCTGTCGGCAGTTAACATTGATTGGGTTCCTTACCTTGGCTTTGACACCGCGCCACCTTGGATCGGCACGACTGCGGGCCAATTCTGGTTTGATTCGGCTACGGGCTCATTCAACGCCAAGATGGGCAACAACAACATCACTCAGCAAGTGGGCGAAGAAATTTTTGTTTACGGCAAAGCGTCTGCCGCTGTTACCGATTCACCCTTGCAAATTATCTATCACACAGGCGTTGTAGGGGCCAGCGGCGTTATTACGTTTGCGCCCACGATTGCGGGGATTACAGACGCCAATGCAATTGTCGGCGTAGCTACTGAATCCTTGGCTCTTAATGATTTTGGGCGGGCTACTGTTTTTGGAACAGTGCGCGGCATTACAACCAACGGCACTGCTTTTGGTGAAGTTTGGGCTGATGACGACCCAATTTGGTACAACCCAGTAACAGGCAACCCGACCAAAGTTGAGCCTGTTGCCCCTAACATTAAGATACAAGTTGGGTATGTAATTAAAGCGGGGGCAGGCGGTTCTGGGTCTTTTCACGTTGAAATCATCCGAGGCTCAAAACTTGGCGGCACTGACTCAAATGTTGAGTTTGGCACGTTGGCCAACGGCGACTTGATTCAGTACAGCACTTCATTGGGCTATTGGACAAACGTCACGCCAGCGTCTGTGTTGGCGGCGGCGTCAGGAGCGCCGGTCACCAAAACCGCCAACTTTACGGTTGCCAACGGTGAAACTTGGTTTATCAACAATAAGACCGGGTCAACTTGCACCGTGACTTTGCCCGCCGCATCGTCATGGACTGGCCGCACCTTGACTTTTAAGAACATGCAAGCGCAGACTTTGGTGTCTGCGTCAAGCAACGTTGTGCCCATTGACAGCACGTCTGCTGGCACAGCAATCCTCTTGGCAGTTGTAGGGAATTGGGCGACAATGGTGTCTGACGGCACCAATTGGGTCATCATGCAACAAGCCGCTAATAACTGCCTCTTATTGGAGTAAACCATGACAGTCACCGTCAAAGTCCTAGTCCCCGCCAAGATTGTCGAGGCCACGCAGACCACCCAGTACACCGCTACTGGCGTCACGGCCATCATCGACAAGTTCACCGCAACCAACTACAGCGGCAGCGCCGCGACTATCAGCGTCAACTTGGTCACTGTGGCTGGGTCTGCGGGCAACGCCAACTTGATCACCAAGACCAAGACGCTTCAGCCTGCCGAGGTCTATACTTTCCCCGAGTTGGTGGGCCAGGTGCTGGGCATAGGCGATTTCATCAGCACTATTGCAGGCACTGCCACAGCTATCAACATGCGCGTCAGTGGCCGTGAGGTGACTTAATGAAGTTTATTGAGCCTGACATCCAACATCATTTTGGCGGCGGCGTTTACGCCAAGGAAACATTCATTCCCGCCGATAAATGGTTGGTTCAGCACACGCACAAGTTTGATCATTTGTCAGTGCTGGCTAAAGGTTCAGTTGAATTGATTGTCGATGGTGACTCTATTGTGATGCACGCCCCAGCGTGCATAACTGTTAAGGCGGGCAAACACCACGGCATTCGCTCTTTGACAGACGTTGTTTGGTACTGCATTCACGCAACTGATTGCACCGACGAAGATGAGATTGATGACGTAATCATTGCACCTGTAGATAATCGGCAAGTGCATAAAATTGCACAGCTTTTAAGCGAAGGAGTTTGATATGGCTTGGATGTTACCCGCCGCAATTTTTGGTGGCGCACTATTGGGCGGCAGCGCTTCGCGCAGCGCGGCCAGCACTCAGGCAGATGCTGCCAGCCGCGCATCTGATGCGCAACTGCAAATGTTCAGAGAACAAGCGGCGTTGCAAGAGCCTTTTCGTCAAGCTGGCGTGCGTGCGTTGCCCCAACTTGAAGCGCAACGCAACATGATGCCGGGAGCGTTTACAGGCCAAGTCAACTTGGGTCAAGACCCAGGCTATGCGTTCCGGTTGTCGGAAGGCCAGAAAGCGTTGGATCGAAGTGCTGCCGCGAGAGGTGGTTTGATCTCTGGTGGGGCCATGAAGGCCGCACAACGGTTTGGCCAAGACTTGGGTAGCCAAGAGTACCAGAACGCCTACAACCGGGCATTGACGGGCTACAACGCCAATGTGGCGCGTGAGGCCACAGGCTACAACCGTTTGGCGGCTCTTGCTGGCATTGGTCAAACGGCCACGGGTCAAATTGGCGCCGCCGGGCAAAACGCCGCCGCTAACATGGGCAACTTGATGACATCAGGCGCAGCCGCAAGCGCGGCGGGTCAAGTTGGTGCGGCCAACGCTTTGACCGGCGGCTTGAGCACCTATCTAAACTACAACCAAGGCAACAACTTGGTTAACGCGCTAAACGCCCGTGGTAGCGGTGGCAGTAATTTTATGAACCAATACAACGCAATTGGTGGTGGGCCTGCTTCAGCTAGTTATGGGTATTACGACATACCTATGCAGCCCGGTGGAGGATATTAATCATGGCACTTAACCCAAACATTGCGCTAGGCGTTAGAGGCGTTGAAGTGCCCAACCCGTTAGCCCAGTACGCCCAAGTTGCGCAAATTCAATCAATGCAAAATCAAAATCAAGTCAGCCAAATGCAGCTTGATCAGATGCGCCGCGATGAAGCTACGCTCCAACAAATTCAAGCCAAAGCCGTGGAAAATGGTGGCCCGGCGGATATAAACCAGATTGCTGACGCTTATCTCAAGTCAGGCAACCCCAAGTTTGTTGAGTTTGGTGTCGGCTTGCGTCAAAAATTGGACGAGCGCGCCCAAATTGCAAGGGTTATGGGTATGGGCCAGACTCCAACTGCTGCACCGGTTCCCGCCGCGCCAACGACCAACGCGTTGGCCCCAACCATGCAAGCTGGCGCGTTAGGTTCAGGTACCTTTGGCATGGCCCCTGAGCCCCGTGTCAATCAGCTTGCACCTGCCGTTGCGCCTGCGCCGGCTGCGGCGCCTGCTGCAAATGCTTTGGCCACGCCAGGCGGGTTAGATGTGAATACTTTGTTTGCCCAGCAAAACGCATTCATGGCTATGGGTAAGCCTGAAATGGCCCGCGCTTTGGACGCAAGAATTGCTTTGGCGTCTAGACAAACAGACACGCAAAGAGAAATGCAGGCGTTAGGTCTTCCCCTTACGCCCGAAGGGTTTAAACAATATACGGCGCTAAAACAACCAGCGCCTCAACCAGTTGAATTGACCAGAGCATTAGCTGATCGGGACAAATTAATAGCGCTAGGACGACCAGTTAACGATCCTGATGTAGTGGCGTACACAAAGTTGATTAACAAATTAACTACGCACACGCCATCTGCGCAACAAAATGTGTACGCATTTACGCCCGCTAGCGTAGAAGCGCAAAAACAATTTGTGCAAGCAGCTTCTGACGAACGTAAAGTCCTTCGCAACGCGCCTGACACGTTGGCGAACATTGATGCAGCAATAAAACTCATTCCGACTGCAAGCACGTTTATGGGTAAAGGTGGCGAGCCTTTACTTGCTGCGGCCAGTTTCTTAAACAACCGACTTGGGTTTGGTATTAGCACGCAAGGCGTTACTGATGCTACGGTGCTACGCACAAGGTTGTTTGAAGGCATCCTTGACAACTTGAAAAAGTTGGATTCACAGCCATCGCAAGAACAACAACGTGTGCTATCTGAAGCGTTGGGTAACTTAGGAACAGACCCTGCGGCGCTAGAGCAAATTCTTAACCGTATCGGCGAAACTGTTCGGAGCCGCGTTGACCGCTTCAATACAGACGTAACCGACGCAGAAACTCGCGGCGTTAAATTTCCTTTTACGCCGCAAATTAAATTGCCCGCGCCAAAATTTGCCCCCGGCGCTGCCGCTGCGCAAATCCCCGGTCAAGGCCCATCGCCTGCGGCGGTTAGCAATTCAGTTACGCTACCTGATGGCCGTGTCAAAACATTTCCAAATGCGGACGCGGCCAATCAATTTAAAAGAGCTGCGGGGCTTTAATGGACTACGACGCTCTTGCCAAAAAATACGGCGGCTCAGATGTTGCGCCTGCCATTAACTACGACGCGCTTGCCAAACAATACGGCGGTGCAGATACGCCCGCGCCACCTTACTTTGAAATTAGCGGTGTCGGGTCAACTGGTGTCCCCGGCCCACGACGCGCGCCTAGTCTAGCTACACAGTTTGGCCGCACGGCAGCATCCTTAGCCGACGTGACTTTGGGCGGCATTCTTCCCGGCGCTGCGCAATTTTTAGGCTACCCATTAGCTCGCGTAGGCCGTTCACCTGAAGAAGCGCAAGCCATTACGCAACGTCTTGTAAGTGGATTTGAAAAGCCATTTGGCAAGCTAGCTGGCGTTACTGAAACACCAGAGTATCAACAAGAAGCTGGCCGTCAATTAATGGACTTTATCGGCCAAAACTTCCAAAAAGGCGCAAAGTTTATAGCTGAAAAAACAGGTATCCCCGCAGCAGATGTTGAAAGTTACATGGCAACATTGTCGCTAACTGCGCCCAAGGTTGTACCGCCGGTAGCTAAAGCTGTCACAGAAGCTGTGGCACCGGTAGTCCAAGACATTAGAGCAGGTGTGCAACTGCCGTTTGAGCCTATGCTGCAAAAAGGGCGCGAACGTCGTTCGGCAGAGTCTTACGCCAGAGCACCAGAGTTAGACGCCATTGCGGAAGCGCAGCGGTTAAAACTTGTTATCGACCCGCGAAAAATTGACTCGTCTTCAGTTATGGCGCGGGGCTATTCCCTTGCTGCTGGGCCTCGCGGCCCGGAAGCTATGGTTACGGTCAACAAACCCCGCGTCACTCAGATTGCAAAAGATGAGTTGGGGCTTGACGCTACCACGTCATTGACTAGCACTGCGCCTTTTAAACAAGCGCGCGCCAATGTGGCTGCGCCGTATGATGAAGTAGCCAAGCTGCCCACAATGGTGGCTGACGAAACAACCATTGCAAGCCTGAACGATTTGCGTCGAAACGATAAATTGATAGGCGGCAAAGGTGTATCTGAAAAAGTCAACAAGTTGATTGATGACGCGATAGATAAAACGCAAGCAGGTTTGACCGGCGCTGAACTTCTTGAGAATGTGCGTACTCTTCGCGCAGATGCCAAAAAGACTTACAAAAATCAAAGCGCCACGCCAAAACAAATAGCGGTCGCAGACGCCAACTTGGCAATCGCCACCCAGTTGGAGTCAATGATTGACTCTAATATTTTTAACCCCAGATTGTTGGACGAGTGGCGCGGCGCGCGCCAAGATATGGCGCGTACTTACGCTTATGAAGGTGCAACTGATTTCAACACCGGCACGGTAGACGTGGCAAAGTTGGCGCGGATAACATCTAAAGACAACGCGCTGACAGGCAATATCGCATCCCTGGGTAGGATTGCGGGTAACTTTCCGGAAGCATTTGCGCCTAGCGCAGAGTCTAAGTTTTTTAGCGTGCCTCGCCTTACTCGCGCCGGCATTAGCGGTACTGCGGGCGCGTTAATTGGCGGTGCAGCTTTTGACACGCCCGGGTACATTCTAGGCACGGCGGCAGGTAGTCTTTTAGGTGAGATAAGCGGAAAACTTGCCGCTAACAGATTAGCGTCGCCCAGCTACCAAGCAGGTTTACAACTGCAAGATTTTCGTATTCCCGTTAATCAGCTTGCCGCAGCCGCCGCGCCTATCCCGCAAAACCGAGCTATTGTGCCGTACGAGCCCGAAGTTGTTGGGCCATCGGCGGGTGGGCCTGCCAACAAATTGCGCATCATTGGTTACGACCAAGAAGGTCGGCCCATTTACAAAGCGGAAGAATCGCGGCCAGGATTTACCATGCCGCAACAAGCGCCTGAATTTGGCCCAACCGTGTTTGAGTCGCAGCGCGGTTTGCCAAACGAAGTGCCCCGCCAAATTTACGAAGCACAAAAGCGCGCCGAATTGGCGCAGGGTTTTAGAGAGACTGCGGAACGCAAGCCTGCGCGAGGTGAAGTCATCCTTGACTTTGACCCCGTCACCGGGCGCTTTCGCGAAGCCAGCCAAGGCATCAAAGGCGCAACGCCCGAGACATTCCAAAAGCTGTCGGCGTTGGATGACGCGGCCAAGAAAGTCACTGCGGGCAAACTGTTTGACTTGTCAGCAACTGAAAAGATTGCATGGGAAAAAGCCAAGGTTGACTTTGCTGAAGTCGCCCCAGGCTTCAAGTCGCTCACCGACAAAGCCATCGCCCAAAAGATGATGGATCGCGCTTGGATTCAAGACACGATTACCAAGGCCCGTGAAAAGGCCGCGATGTTTGACGACATCTCCAAGCGCGTTGCAGGCGAGCAAGCCAAGCGCGATGCGGCCATCAAGCGCGATCAGATGCTTGACGTGCTGGCGGCGCTTGAAGAGCGTCTAAGCGCGCCGCGTCCCGTGTCGTCGGGTATTCAAGGCCCAAAGACCCGCGCAGCTAAACGCAACGCTCTGGCGCCTGACAACCAAAACAAATTGGCCGAATGATGGACTACCAAGTACTCTTCAACATCGCCGTGGCCATCGCCGGGTTCTTCGGCGGGTGGACGCTCAACCGCATCTACATCGCCATCGACCGGCTGGACGGCGACGTGCGCGGTATGCCGATGAACTATGTGAACCGCGACGACTACAAAGCCGACATCCGCGACATCCGCGAGATGCTAGGCAAGATTTTCGACAAGCTCGACAACAAAGCCGACAAATGATCGACCTCACCAAAGCCATTGGAGCGGTTGCGGCCAGTGTCGCCGCTCTGGGCGGCAGCTACACGCTGGCGGACAAGTTTGGTTGGTTTGATAGGGCCATTCTTGAATGGTCACCAGAGCATTTTAAAATTGTGGCAGAGGCTGGCCAGCCCATCAATGTCACCGTTGCACGGATCAAGAAGCGCGATGACTGCTCTGTTGAGAGCTTTACCCCAAGCATTCGGGACGCAGCAGGCATGGTGCATGAGGCAACCACCACAGCAAGCAGATTCAGCGGCCCGGCAGGGCCAGAGATTGACACATTTACATATCAACTCACCATGGTGAGAAAAGAAAAAATTGCTGAAGGCAAGGCAACTTTGCTGGCAACCATCAAGTACAAATGCCCCGAGGGCGAGCGTGTTGTGCAGTACCCACGCCACCCCAACTTAAGTTTCGACCTGAAAGGTTAAGCATGTTGACCCTGTTCTCCAGCCTAGTCAGCTTCCTGATGGGCGGCCTGCCCAAAATCCTTGAGTTATTCCAAGACCGCGCCGATAAGAAGCATGAGCTGGCGCTTGCCGCCATGCAAACCGAGCGCGAGCTGACATTAAAGAAGGCGGGCCTGGAAGCGCAAGAGCGCATCGAGCACATCCAAACCGAGCAGATTCAGATCAACGCTGAGGTCACCAACAACCAGACGGCCATGCAAGAGCGCCAGGCGCTCTATGCGCACGATATAGCCCTTGGGCAAGGGGCAAGTACCTGGGTGGTCAATATGAGGGCGGCAACGCGCTCTGTGATCACCTACGGCATGTTCATCATGTTCATGTTTGTGGAGATTTTTGGCTTCTACTACGCCTGGCATACAGACGTCGCTTTTGATGTGGCGCTCAATCACCTGTGGGATGATGAAACCCAGATCATCTGGGCTTGCATTGTGTCGTTCTGGTTTGGTGGGCAGGCGTTCAAAAAATGAACGTCAGCGCTGATGCGATCAAGATGATCCAGCACCATGAGGGCATCAGGTACAAGGCGTATCGGTGCCCAGCACAACTGTGGACAATAGGAGTCGGACATGTTCTTTACCCTGGTCAAGCAAAAATTCCAATGGATCAAAGAGGCGCTTACCCGCTTCGTTCAGAAGACAATCGCACGTTTTCAAAGGACGAAGTAGATGGAATTCTCAGAAGCGATCTCCAGCGCTTTGAGCGCGGTGTGGGCCAGCTTATCCCTGTCGCTCTTACCCAAGGCCAATTCGATGCTTGCGTCAGCTTTGCTTTCAATGTTGGTCTGGGAACGCTACAGCGCAGCACCTTCCGTCAGAAGGTTATTC